TCGCTCCTACCGTTGCCGGTTGCACGCATGCCGAGGGAATTGAAGGAGCGAGTGAAGTTGTGGCAAATTATGCGCGTGTCCATTCTGTACAGGAGATGAGATCATTGAAAGTATTCGGAGAAGATCTATTCCAAAACTATCCGCTTAGAGAGTATCCACTATCAGGAGTGAATAGTTCGTACTGGTTATGTTTACGGCAGGCCGGGGTCCTTATTCAACTGGACCCTGAAATTGTTGTTCCTAACATTGTAAGAACCATTCCTGACGACATATTCGCCACTATAATCGGATGTTGTAGAACCGAAACCTTCCATAGGCTCTTTAACGAAGAAGACCGTGGTCGACTTGAACAAAGAGTCACTACGGCCACGAATTCCAGTCCTATGTCCAAACAAAAGGCGAAAGGATATGCCATCCTCAATTTCATCGGCGAACCAAGGCCGTACCTAGTACGCACAGACGCCGAAGCGCTGTCTCTCGCCGCCATGGAACGACTCGTATACGATCAAGGTCCTGCGACCTCTGCTGACCTTCCATCTCCTTACGAACACACAGAATCTACCACTTCCACACCAACTCCCCGCAACCCTACGGTTGTCGCAGCCACCAGAGTCGTATCAGGTGCACCTTTAAAGACGAAATCAGTCAGCAAGAACGTAGTTCCCGCCGCTGGTATTGTTGTCCCTGTGCAAAAACCTGCCGAAGTCCAAAAGACTCAACCAAAAGGAGCGATGCCGTCTGTAGCGACTAGAACAAATCCCGTACGTCAAGTACAGGCGCCCAAGGTAGTTCAACCAAGGGTGGATACAATCGTCAAAACGTCTAGCATCGTTGCGCCCCAAGAGGGAGTTCCTAAAGGAGAACGGAAGATTCACTTCGGATTTCCAACGACTCTTAAGAAAGCGTTCAGTGCGATCCGCGCTAGTAAGACTACTAAAAGTTGCCCAACTAGTTTTAAGGCGAAACGCACAGCCGTCAATGTTAAATTGCCGGAAGCCAAAAAGGAGTTGTGCGTGTTAGAAGAGATCTACCAATCATTGAACAGATGGTGGTTCATGTGTGTCAAAAAGACTTTCAATTCCGGGGGATTAGGACTATATCGTCTGATACAAGACTTCATCAGACGAATTCCCCGTGGGAAATGGGCCCTCGTCGAATGGATCAGAGGAATTGGGTGGTCTGCCGAGTGCAGTATCGTTTTACAACGCCCAAGCAAAACACTTGAGCACTATTTTACTGGTGCACTACGTGGCTTGTGCTCGTCAAAACGATTTCTCGCTCTGACGGCATCACTCCCTCGATCCTTACCTAAAATTAACGACCCCGACGCCGCAGAAAAGGCGCTCAGGAAGACGCTAGCCGGTATGACACGTCACGAACCCGGTTCAACCCTCAAAGTCAAAGTTCAGTCTGACTATAGTAAATGGTACTTGAACAGGTACGAAGCTCTTAGACGAACTCAAATTCATGAGTTCAAGAGCCGCATTCCTGTCCAACGCCCTCAATATCCTGCAGAGCTAAGCCAATGGAACGATTACAAGGCTAAGCTCCGAAAGTACGGTGTACAAAAAGAGTGGTTCATGAAATATGAATCACAGGATCACACTGATGCTACCATGTGGGATATGTCCTACAAGAACTATAAGACATACATGGACATCTGTAAGGAAATGCAATCCGATTATACACGTCGGATAATGAACTGGAAGGCTGCCCAATTATCGTACAAAGAGATAATCGAGACGTACGAATTTAAACGTTTCGTAAAGACCGAATGGGCCGATGACGTAGAGGCGTTCACATTAAAGAAATTTGCGTCTGAAAACATGTCTGAGGAGGATGTTCCAAATCCTGACTTTACCGAAGATAAAATTCTCGATAAGTTAGAGTTCTTCGTATACAAGACCATCAAGAAACTTAATGATATCCATCCAGTACCCCTAATGCAGCATGCGTTCGGGAACCTAGGTTCCTGTATTGAACACAAGCGCAAGGAGGGTGGATCTTACGAATACCTCCGCAAAATCACTCTCGACCGAATGACCGGGATGTTAAAGGACGCCGCCGAAGCGGCATCCAAGAAGGGTAACGACGCATACAATGTCTTGAAACAAGATATGTTCTGCGGCGATACCGTCGAAACACCCAAGCCCGTCTACATGAGAGCAGATAATGCAGAGTTTCATCGTGATCTTTATGCGATGACGATCTTAGAACTCGAACCGACTGACCCAGAAATCAGGTTAGTCGCCATACCAGAGAAAGGGGCGAAGTTCAGAACCGCTGGTGTGACAAATGTTGCTTTAACATCACAACTAGCAGCTCCAAACCGTCAGGTCCTCACTCTTCTGAAACGACATGCAGCCTTGCAACACCAAGTCCATGGAGACGAACATGGTGTTTGGAAACGGGTCTCGCGCCATTATTCGAAGAAAAGACCAAAGAAAGATCCTATCTTCTTCTCGACAGATATGTCACAGGCGACCGATCTCCTACACAAATCAGTGGTCCAGCGAGTTGTAACTGCTCTCAGTAGAGCTCTCGACTGGCCCGACGAGATTCGTGATGTCGCTTATAAGTCCGTCTCTCCGCTACGACTCATCCATAAATTAACTGGAGAGGAGCTTGGACGAAACCACTCAGGAACCCAATTAGGGCTTCCACTATCATTCCCAATTCTCATACTAGTGCACTTATTCTGCCTAAGCAGAATGAGCAAAAGTGCTATGAAGAGGTCCGTGATATTTGGTGATGATATGGCATGTAGAGCCTCCGAAGAGGACTACCGCCAATACACAGATTGCGTGCGACGAATGGGTATGCTAATCAATTCCCTTAAGACGCACCGCAGCAAACACGGATTCACCTTTTGCGGGAGAATTTACGCGGGAGGTCCAGTGGTGGTACCCAAACTGAGTATGGTTTCAAAAGAGACAAGCAACATGAGTTGGATTGGAGTATTAGATAGATTCTCAACTGCTTCTAACGCTTGTAATGAGCGATGGAGGCGGAAACGCGTCTTTGAACTTTGGAAGCGCCGGCAACCTCAAGTAGCAGACTTTGCACGAAAGAGACAAATCCCTACGAGCCTCCCACACGAATGTGGAGGACTCGGATTCGCCCCTATGTCTTCGTACAGTGGTCGCTACCGAAAGTTGATTTACGGTGCTATGTGTCGTCGTAAGAACTACGGCGGCATGTGGGTCGTTAACGCGCTACCCCCCCATATTAAGGATCCTGTGTCAAAAGCATTGACTTCTGTCCGTGAACTTCCAACTTCTAGGAACGGTCCGTACAGACTTGACATCGCTAGAGACGTTGCGAGTGTTGCCGCGTCCGAGGCGTCGATGGATCCGAGATATTCGAAAATACCAGGGAAACTGCGCTTCAAACATGAACGGTTCCTCAATCGCATAAGAAATGTCAATATTGCCTGTGAATTAAGTTGTCGGCGGGCACTTGAAGAGGACAAAACAAGACTACCGTCCGCATATGTTCTGAAAGAACGGATCCGACGCAATGCGAACGAACGGGTAGATCTCAGATGTGCGAATCAATTACTTGACTCCTACGCACATTATCGAACTGATTTTGAACAGATCAGGACGATGAGGACTCTCCTATATACAAGGAGGGCAGACGGGCACGTGATCCGTGACTTCGTCT